AATTGGCAATCCAAAATTCCCACGATCTGCCGCCGATGCGAGATTCTTAAAATTCGTAATGAATGCAACAGGTCTGGATGAGGCTGCTGCCAGAGCCGCAGGCCGAGAAGTACGGGATACCATTGGGGCCATAGCCAAAACACCAGGCCCTAGTAAGGCGTTGACAGTACCCAGAGGGACAGCGGTCTCAGTTGTTAAAGGCCCGACTGCCGTACCCAAGTTTCAAGCCGCTGTTAGTAGCACACAAGATATTATTGACGGTATGAATAAGGTGCGTCACATAGACCCCAGCCTTCAAGCAATGGACACTGGCGATGTGCCCGCCACGGTAAGGAACAGTGTGCGTGGCCTGGAAGAACAAATCACTAACTGGGAAAAGAAGGTTGATGAGCTACACGCAGATCCAACAAAGAGAATTCTAACTGATACCGAGTTTGAGAAGATCAAGGAAGGTTTGGCTAAGGCCAAAACGAATGCCGAAATACGATCCACCGAGATCAACAATACTATGACCGCGTTGACGCGGTTTGGCTTTGAAGGACATTACTTTCCTAAAGCCTTCGCCGACAGCATATTAAAGACAGACGAAGCTCTTAGGATTAAAGAGAATCCCATAAGATTTGTACGGTGGATGGCGGGAGTCAATGGTATGCTCCGCACAATGGGCGCCACCGCAGATCTGAGTGCCATGGGTATTCAGGGCATAGTGCCGATCACGAACGATGTGCTGAGAAGGACTGGGATAACACGGTTCCTCCGTGGGGGAACTGCGGAGATGAAGGTGAACCGCCAGGGAGATGCAATCAGCGCCATTAGAACAAGCGTTGAGGCTATGGCGAACAATGGCCCAGAAATCATGCAGGAGTATTGGTGGCGTTTTGACCAGAGCGCATTGGAGCATGGGAGCCTCACCTCCAGGCAGTTGGCAGAACTGGGGTTGGCTATCGCGGAGACAGGGCCAGATCTGTATGTGAGCAGGCTAGGCGACCTGCCTTTGATGAGGAAGTTCAATCGGGCATTTACGCACTATGGTAATGCAATGCGTGCCTCGATGGCTAACGCAGAGATTGAGTTACATATGATTAAAAATAATATGACACTGGACCAGATGATTGCCAGTGGAGCGGTAGCACAGATCACTGCCGTCAAAAACATAATAACTGGTGTGGGCAGGCGTGGTTTTGGGGGGGAGTTAGGACAGTTCCTATTCTTCGCTCCTCGCTTCATGCAGGCACGGCTAAAGACTGTATCCTTGGCAGCCAGAGGAATGTTGCCAGGGGACAAAACCCTGATGCAACAGGTGGCTGCCAGGTACATGAGCCGTTACATAGGGACGGCCTCATTCCTGACAATAGCACTCAATGAAGCCCAAGGCAAAGAAACCGACCTGAGCCCCATCATCAGAGATCCTTCGACGGGCACCTGGCGGGCCAACCCCAACTTCATGCGTATCCACATGGGTGGACTTGACGTGAGCCTCTTTGGACCATACGACACCATAGTACGGATTCTGGCACTACCAGCCTTTATCGCACTAAATGTCAAGGAGGCAGGGTTCAGCGCCGAGACTCTGACAAAGGCGTTTCGGTCTACTATTAGTGCCCCCATCACTGCGAGTGCCATGGACATCATCACTGGGGAAGACCCCATCGGGCGGGCTATCCGCGGCCCAGAGGTAGACCTGTTAAGCGCCGAAGGTATCGGGAGTATTATACATACGTTATTGGAACGGTCTACTCCGTTCGCCATGAATGATATCTTTGTGGGCAGGCCAGGACGGCCTTCTGTCAGAGAGAGACTTACGACTGGTGTAGCAGAAGGTGATGTGGGTGAAGTGGCAACGGCTGCAACTCAAATAGGGCTGCAAGTCGTGGGAGGCAGGAGCACGTACGAGACTCCCTCCGAGACACTCCGAAACATGACTGAAGAAATCATGGGGCTAGGCCCTGATGACCCGAGAATTCGGGAACTCTTCCCAGAAAACATGCCAGAGGCAGAGATCCAGAAGATATGGGAATCCCTGGAAGGAAGCTGGTGGAGCAAGCTCATTGACGAAGGAAAGAACTTCCGTATGAGTTTGTCGTTGAGGAGTGCGATGGGGATGGGGAAAGAGCCCACTCCGACTTGGGAGATGGTTGCCGATGATGTCAGGTATAAGCTGGAGGAAATGGTTGAAGAGGGACTCTTTACTGACATCATGTCACCACAGGCTATACGTGAGCTTAAAGTCCGAATGGAAGAGGCCATGGGTGCTAGATCCGACGACTACAGCCGTTACAAGGTGGAGCGGGATAAGCTAGATGCTGACGAGGAAAGCATCATCGATCAGATGGAAGACGGGTTCGCTGCGGGTCGAGACACATTGAAATGGCAAGTTCCTGATCCAGACACGGGCAAGATGATAACTGAAGAACAAATCGTCCCCAAGGGAGATACTAGGGCCTACCTGGACGCAGTGAACAGAATGCGCGGTGCCTTTGGCAGCCGCCGCAGCAACCTAGTGGGGCCAGAAGGTAAGTACAGAGGAGTCACAGACCTGTTCGATTTTGCCAACGGCACGGCCTTGGGGACCTTATCCACGTTTGATAGTGACGTTTATGATGCCGCAGAAGCTAGCTACTATCAAGTGCTGTATGAAACAACCAGGGATAACGGTGATACGTTGTCATCCATTGTGCTGGCTGACGGGACAATAGACTGGGATCTCAAGGATCAGAAGCTGGCTATCTGGGCGAAACGGATGAAGGAGCAATTCCCTGACAAATCCGCGAAGGAGATACAAGGGTTCCGTGTCAGGGTGGAGAAGGCGCGAAAGGACAAGGCGCCTCCGATAGCCATGGTATTGCTAAACATGCAAGACTACATAAGGGACACCGTGTTGGACCCTGTGCGTGCTCCAGGTGTCACCTACTATGATATTGAAAAAACCGAAGCAGAGAAGATCATTAAAGCCTACCCAAGGCTGGCGACTCTTAAGCAGTATAATATGTGGAAGGCGGCCAGCAGCAAGGTGAGGTCAGAAAGGGAACGCCAGAACCCGTGGCTTAAATCCCTAAAAAAGCGTACAGATACAATGAAGCAGTTACTGCTGACTAGGAATCCCCAGGCAGCGGCTATATTGCAAGCCATGGGATCAGGGCCAGCAGACACCTATAATCGCAGGGCGTTAGAGGTGAAGACGATATTGCAGAATCACCGATCAGGAAGAAAGAACATACAAGATATGGCACAGTTCCTGGCTGATGTATACAACATAGAGGATTTAGGGCGGTACAGATAACTTGACATGCTATGGTAATTAATGTTCAACTACGTGACGGAGGTGTGTAATGGTAATGTCTACGGAGCAAGAGGAACAATTCGGGTCAGAGCCCGATATTGTGGATGTAGGACCTGAGAATACGGAAACAGAAGCCCCTGAGACTGTGGCTGTCGAGGCTACTCCAGCGGAGGGGGGGGAAGTAGTAGTAGCGCCAACGGCGCAAGCAGCCCCCGCGGAGGCCCCAGCGGAGGAGCCTGCCCCGCCAATCTCGCCTCTCCCAGAAGATGCCCAGAAGCAGATCGACGAACTCCATCGGATGCGTGAGACTAACGCACAGAAGGAGTGGGAGGCGCAAACCTTACAAAAGGCTCGTGCGCTTGAGCAAAGGGCACAAGAACAAGGCGCAGACCCTCAATCATCCAGGCAGATAGCCAGACAATACATATCTCACCAACGTGAGATCAAGGACCGAGATCGCAAATCTGGGGAGCTGCTCGGCTTTCTAGAAGGGAGGCAGAATGCGGCACTGCATTTTGCCCAGAAGCATAAGCTAATGAGTAAGCAAGCCGTGGATGATCTTGCCGCATTGGTACGAGCAAGGTCCCCACGGGAGATGGAGCTGGAAGCCAAACGGATCTCACATACCAGGGCTCAGGATGCGGAGATCAGTAGGCTTAAGCAGGGTCAGGTTGCCCCGCAGACTTTCGACAATAGTCAGGGATCGGCGGAGGCCACCTCGAACAGCACACGGCTCCTGGATGCTTATCTTGCAGGAGACAGGTCGCAAGCCGCGGTGGCAGCCGCGCGAAAACTGACATTGGGAACTTAGAAGGAGGCCGAAAATGGCACAGACAGCAACGACTGGCAATCTGGAAAATGCTTCGAGGACCATCATCGGGGCGGCGAGGTATACAGAGGAGCATAATGCTCCTGCATTGGCACTTATTGAGCCGTTTGCCCTGCCCGCTGGGTCCAAGACGGTGACTGTACCGAAGGTAGGGCAGATGACGATGAGTGACCTGGTAGACGGTCAGGACATCATCGACGAGGAAGACATCGGGATGACCACGGTAGACCTCACCGCCAGCGAAGTGGGCGCCAAGGTTATTCTGACAGACAAGCTGGTACGACAGAGTGCCCCGAACGTGATGACGATGATCGGGCGACAGCTCGGTGACGCCATGGCCCGCAAGAAGGACGGAGACGTTCTTGATCTCTACACCAACCTGAATGGCGGCACGAAACTAGGCACTGCGGGGACATCCTTTAAGGCTGCTAATGTGCAGGCAATTATCGCCTATGCAAAAGCCAATAAGTTCGGTAGCCAGCTCTATATACTGCACCACCCCAATGCGGTTGCATACCTTTCCAAGGAAGCCGCAACAGTTTCAGCGTCAAGCTCGGTGCCTGATGGCTGGACTGCCGACCTTCTCCAGAACTTCTGGAGTGGACTGAGGCCGATGAATGGAGTGGCAATCTTCGAGGATGGAAATATCTCAGAAGACGCATCTGGTGATGGGATTGGTGTGATCGCTGACAAGAGTGCGATGGCAGCATTGACCAGTGTACAAACCCGACAAGAGCGACAACGAGACGCTTCTCTCCGCGCCACTGAGGTAATTTTGACCTCAGATTATGGAGTGTTTGAATTGGACGATAGCCGTGGCGCTGGACTCACCTATGATATCTCTGCACTATCAACAACTGCGTAGGCGCAGGTAGTTTTAACTAGGGGTTTATCATGGCAGGAATTACGGAACGGAATCAGCTAAAGAACGACTTGGCAGGAATGGGCTATTCATTGAAGTACATAGATGAGTGGCAGCCTAAGACCAGACTGTACAGGCATAAAGCTGCCTATACCGTGGACGGGGTACTCTCTGATGAGATCGGGACATATATGAATAATGTTCCAGGAAACCCCGACTACGTTATGAAGAAGTCGAGGATCGGCCTGTTTACATGGCCTCCTAGTGACTCATGTAGCTGTAGATGGTGTTTAGAAAGGCGGCAATCTGGTGAACCTGCCCAACAGGTTAGCCAGGACGCATCTGATATGGCGGGAGAGCAGGTGGTAGGAGAGGGCGTTCCCGCCGTAGCAGTCTCTCGTAGGAGAGAGAGTGGACAGACAGGCCCTTACTACCAAGCTAGCTAGGTGTAAAGAAGGCCGTGCCTAGCGATATATTAATAACGGCGTTCGCAGGACTTGAGCCTGTTATAGAAGGAGTTTGAAATGGCATTCCCGAATAGTATCTTTTTGAGTTACGGACAAGAAAAAGTAGAAACCGAAGAGAAGAAGCAAAAGCTTGGAACACGGGCACAGACCCCTGACGGTAGGGTGTTCTACTATGCAAGGAACGGCAGCGCG